ATATCTTTTTAAAATACTTATTTGATTTTTGATTTTATCTATATCAGCAGTACCTAAAATATCGTCATAATCAACCTGATTTTGCATATCTTTTTGAAATGCACCGTAGATATCTTTTACACTTTGAACTATTGATTTACTATGAGTTTTTATAGCCTTAGCTGTTTTCTCTGTTTTCCCTTCAAGAGATTCTAGCTGAGTTATCCTAGATTGAATTTCAGAAGCAGCAACAGGGTCTATTCCAGAGGCTACTATTTTTTTATGAATTTCTTTTAGTTCTTTTAAATTAGCATTATTATATTTACCATTTTTCCAATTAGATAATAATTGTTCTGCATTTTCAGTTGCTATTTTATCCAATTCATTTATTTCTTTATATTTATCTTTAGTCGATTGTACTTTTCCTTTTAACTCTTTAATATTTCTTTCAAATTCTCTTGTTGTAGAAGTTTTACTTAAATTTGAATTTGATACCACATCTAAAGTATTTGCTAATGAGTTATAGCCTCTTTCAAATTCAGCAGTTCTTTTTTTTAAATTTTCCTCTGCTTTTCTTTGAGCTTCATCACTGATATTTTTTCTGGTTTTTTCATCATTAGCATATTCAATTATCCCTGCACTTCCAGTTTTAACAAATCCTTTTTTTGTTCCACCACCATATCTTCTAGTTAATTTACCTAACTCTTCTTGTGCTTTTTCATCTCCATTAGCAGATTTTTCATAAAGTTGATTTATTTTTTTTAGTTTTCTTGGACTTATTTTGCTATAATCAACACCAGTTTCTGCTAATAATCTTAATCTCTGTTCTTCTCTTTCTTCTTGCTTTTTTTGAACAGTTTTTAAATCTTTATCTGTATCAGCAATAATTTCTTTAAATTTATCACTAGCATATTCTGCCAATGCTTTTTCTTTTAGTTGTCTTATAACGACTTCAATAGCTTCTGCAACTTTATAATAAGCTTCTGCTTCTTTTCCAATTTTTCCAATTAAATCAGGATACATAGCTAACAATCTTTCATATATTTCATTTCTTTCTCTTTCACTTTCAGGAGTTCCTAAACCCTCAAGATACATCTTTGATAATTCTACATATCTATCTTTTAAGTCATCAAGATTTTGTTTTTCTTTTACAAAATCAAATAGATAATCAGTGCTTGATTTTTTACTTAACATATCATCAACAGCTTCTGCAATTCCATTAAACATATGAACAACCTTAGTTGCAAATGGTAATAACTTATGTCCAATAGATGTTGCTATATTATCTATTAATCCTTCTGCTTTTTTTAATGAGTTAGCATATCCATCAATAGTTCTACTTGCATCACCTTGAATATATGTTGTCATTTCCATTAACTTGTTATATCTCAACTGCATTTTTGTTGCCGTATCTAAGTTCTGCCATTTTTCTTTTATACCTTGTGATAAAGCATATTCTGCCATAGTAGTATCATTTAAGATAAGTCCATATCTTTTTAATGCTTCTGTTTCTCCAGTTAATGCTCCTTTTATTGCTGTAAATGCTTCGTCATCTGTAACATTAAAGAAAGAAGAAAAGTCAGCAGTGAATGTTGCCAAATCTTTAGATATTTGTTTAAAAAATGAAGTATCAAATCCGGCACCTTTAAACATAGAACCATAAACACTAGCAAAGTTTTGCATTTGGTAAATACTTCTACCAACTTCTTTATCTATAGTTTTTGCCCATTGTTCTATCTCTTTTGTAGAACTTTCAAAGACTTGTCTAGTTACATTTGCTAATTCATCCATTTTAGATGCACTTTCTATTGCAAACTTACCTAAATCTTTTATTTTATTTCCTACATAGAGAACTGCTGCACCTACTCCAACTTTCTTAATTAAACTCAATGAATCTGACAGCCTTTTAGCCCCATCGCTACCTTTAGCAAAATTATCTTGAAGTTTCTTTAATTCATCATTTGTTTCATTTATTTTTTTAGAGAAGTCTTTTAATTCTTTTGAATATTTATCAACAACTTCTATAACTGTCTTTAATTTCTTATCACTCATATCAACTTCCCCTTTTTCTTATTTCAGAATAAGTTTTATTTGTTACTCTTAAAATAAAATTCATTTTTTCAATAAGCCAATAAGGATGCTCATCATAACCAAGATTTAAAGGCAATCTGTGGATATAATAATAAGAACCATCCATACCTTTAGTTTCAAAATACATATTATATCTATGAATATCATTAATTATTTTTTGATACTTTTCCTTATTGGCTGTCTTATGTCCTCTCATATAAAAAGAACAAGCCTTATAGTAGACTTGTTCTATATCTTGAAACCCCTATTTTCAGAGTTTTTCATTATTTCATCTAATATTTTTTGAAAAGTATGAGGTTCTTTATCAAAAAATTTCATTAAATTTTCTGCTGTCTTATCCACTTCTTTATTCTCTAAAGTAATCTTTAAAGTTTGTGCCAATAATAATTCAAATTCTGGCATTTCTTCAAAAGTATAATGAATTTTAACAGTTTCAAAAGCTTTAGCATCAGATAAAACTCTAACAGTTTCACGAGGTTTATTATAGAAATTCATCATATTTCTAAATGTTCCTACTGTTTCAACTGCTATAATATCTCCATCTTTTCCATAATTAACTATGTAGCTAACTTTCTTTTCTTCAATAGTTTCTTTAATTTCCTCTTTTATTTCTTTTTTCATTTCCTACTCCTTATGCATCATGATAATTTTCAAATGTTATTTTAACTGGTGTTTGTGCTACTTTATCATAATAAGCTGTCAATTCTTTTGTCATTCCACCAGCACCATCTAAATTAGTTGCTTCTACATTAGATACTTTTACATTTGGAAACTCTAATTTAACAGTTTTTGTTGGATCTGTTGTTTCTGCTAAAGTAACTTCTATAACATAAGATGTGTTCTTTCTTAATAGTTCATAAGCTTTTTTATAGCTATCCTTATCAAAACTATTAAAAGTTAAATTAAGTCCAACTGTTCCTCTATCAGCTTGTCTTATTTTTGTTGTATAGACTGTATTTAAAGCACCTTTTCCTTCAAGTTTATTATCAATATTAATGTCTATTGATTCTATCTTTGCAGTCATATCTGTTGAAGTTTCCTTTATAACAGCACCTAAACAAATTAACGATTCTCCTTTTAATGCAACTGGAGTAGCATTTATTTTATTATTTAATACCTTATGTTCTTTACCTATAATATTAGCAGTTACATTTACAAATGCTTCCATTTGTGTACTTATTTTCAAACTAGATACTAAACAATCTTGAGCATATTCTGCTATATCATCTTCAACATTATTTGAAATAAGAGTTAAGAAATTATCAAATGGTTCTGGTAAAAAATTATGATTTTTATTATCCTTTGTTCCTTTAAATCCTGCTCCTTCTAATAATATTTCTAATTGTCCTGTTGTTGCTTCAATAGTTAAATCTCCATTAACTTCAACTTTTGATACAAAACCGTCTCTTTCCCATCTTCCAGCACCTATTGCTTTACTTGTTGTTTTATTTACTTTAGGAACTACTCCATAATTTGTACAATCTAATTGATTTAATCCAGTTAATTTTGCAGTACCTTCTGCAGTTTGTTTTCCAACTAAAAATTGTATATCCATTTTTACCTCTCTTTCACAGTTAATTCAGCATTAATATTAACTATTGCATTATAAATTTCATCATCATTGCCATAGTTAAAACTTACTGAATAATCCATATTTATATAATTTTTTCTTAATTCTAAATCTTCACATAGTAATTTCATTTGCTTTTCAAACCAAGTAATAGATGGCATTATATTTGAATAATTGTCCTCAAGATAGATTAGATTTATAGTTCTATCATATTGTTTTTTATGATTGATACTTATTGTTTCTGTACTTAAATCTTGAGGTTGAATTATAAATATTCCTTGCTTTAAATCTATTCCTGTAAGGTCCGTATTAATAAAATCACACTTTTTTTGACTTATCTTTTCAATAGTCTTTTTTAATTTAGAATAAAATGAATTATCATTTTCTAAATTAACTTTTTTAATATTACACTCCATCAATTCAATAACTGTATGAGCTTCTTTATCAATTATTTCAATCTCATAATTCAAAACTTTAAAATCTTGAATATCAAGGGTAATTTTATCTATTAATTCATCTGCTACTTGAAATATATCTAAATCTCTTTCTCCATGATAAATAACATCAACAGTATAGACCTTGTTAAATTTAACTCCTGCTATTGTAGTGTCTCTATGATTTACTAATTGTAATGTAAAACTAGGAGTTGTAAAACCTTGTGTTATATCATTGATATTTATTTTTTTACCAGGATAATTTTTTGTGATAGCTTTTGCTATATTATTTAAAACCTTCATTACTCTTTGTCCTCCATATATTTATCTAAATTCCTATTAAATACAGCTTGCCTAATTTTATTTATTTCAGTTACTGAATTAGTCATCATGAATCTACCCTTTACCCAACTAGCTTTTAATTTTTTACCAATTGCTGGTACAAATCTACCTGGAGTTTGTCTATGCCCATACTCAACATAAATAGCATATCTTGCAACATTATAAAGAGTAATAAATCTTTTATCATCACTCTTTATAACTTTGGATATATACCAACTTCTTCTTAAATTTCCACCAGTATGAGTAGTAATAGTTTTAGTTTTATACTTGCCTTTATTTTTACCTTTTGTGTACCTTACAAGCTCTCCTGTTTTATCTCCAAAGTATTTAACCCCTTTTATACTTTTTCCAACTGGTGTTTTTCTTATAACTTTATTCAATAACCTTCCACCTAACTCACTCAAAGAATCATCAATAGCTTTATCATAGTTTTCTTTTATCTGTTTTACATTTTTTTCAGTAAATCTTTTAAATTCAGAAATATCAATATTTAATTTCATTAAGCTTTCCTTTCACTATCTAAAGTTATTTCCTGATGTGTTCTATACATTGCTATTTCTCCACTATGTTTATACTTCTTTGTGATTCCATTTTGAGTTACTTCAATTTCAGAATTTAAAGGAATTTCTATATCTGGACTTAAAAATAGAACTATTGTAGATGTAGCGACCCCATAATTACCCTGAATAACTACTGGATTACTTTCATAAGATAAGAGGCAAGGGATATTAGATTTAACTAATACCCCTTCTCTTTCATCTGTTATTCCATTTTCATCTGTAAATATTTCAGTACAATAAATATTACATTTTCCAGTGTATGTTTTTTCTAGTATTCTTCTAGCATAATCAAACATATTTACCACCCCACAAATCTATACCTATATATTTCTTGCTTCCCATAATTTATTAGCCCTTGTATTAGATTAGAAAAAGTTTCTTGATTAGTATTACCTTTAAAACTCATAGAAACCCTCCCTTCTGTAAGTGAAGCTAACATTGGCTCAAAATTAAGAGTATCTATATTCAAAGTATTTGTGGAATATTTTGTATTAAGATAATCTCCTACACATCTACATAGAAATACATAATATAACTCATCTGGTACTTCTTCTCTATTTAAAATATTTTTAAGATTTTGTAAATTCTTAGGTAAAATAATATCAAATAGCTTATCATTATCTTGTAAAGTATAATTATATCCAAGTAACATATTTTTTAGGTCCTCTATAATTTTAACTTTATCCACAACAATATCTATCATAACTATCTTCCTTTTTTATTTTTGCCTACTTCTTCTGCTTTTACTTCCTCATCATTTGTTTCTTCAACAGAATTTTCTTCTACTTTTTCTATTTCTTCTTCTACTATATGGCCATAAGATTTAAACCATTCTACATCAGTCGCTGATAAGTTCTCAACTTTTGCTACCCCATTTAAAAAAGGTATACCAGATATTTCACCAGTATACCCTTCATTTTTAGTTTTTATTATAAACATATTTTACCTCCTATTGTACTTTTATATTTCTTAATACTCCACATGATTTAGAAGTTTTTAATATAGGCACTCCTCTTAATTCTACAAGTCCTCTTGCTTGTTCAGAAGCTACATTGAAGTCAGGAGCAATTACATCTATTATTTTCCCAGAAGATGGTGAAGCAACTGATAACGCATCTTCTCCAAATCTTACTGCATATAATGAAGTGTTTCCAGTAGCAGTGTCAATAGCTATTGTTTCTTTTGCAACTGTTTCTCCCTTAGGAGTGTATTTTTCAACTTTAATTAAAGGAATCCCATCATAAGAATCAATTTGTTCACCATAAGCTGTTGGAGTTAGAGTATATAACCCAGCTACTTTTGCTGCAGCTTTTATCTTTGTAATCATCTTAGAGTTACCTATTAAGGCATGTGGTTTTTCACTTAATAATGATAACCATTCATCTAATTTTGTTGTAAATTCAAGTGCATTTGCTTTAACCTTATCAAATGTTGAAAAATCAAATCCTGTTGCATGAGCTAACATATCAGTAGCTGTTCCCTTTAATAAAGTATCAAGTCCATCAAATTGTTCAGCTGATGCTGCAACTGATCCATTTATTAAATAATATGAGAAACCTTTTCTTGCTGATTTAATTAATTGTCCCATTTGAAAAGCAACTTCATTTTCTACTCCACCTTGGTCTCTTAATGCTCTATCAATAGAGAATGAACCTCCATAAACTTTTACTTCTGCTGTTTTCATTTTCTTTTTTGCAAATGTATCATCATACTTTCCATTGATACCTCTGAAACCTGTTTGAGATTCTTCACTTAAATGTACATAAGACGCTGACCAACCTGCCCCACCCTTTATTGGGTTAGCTATTGGGTCAAATGGTATTGCTTGAAATAAATAATCTCCTCTTGTAAATTCATCAATTACTCCTTTTTCTAAATCTGTTAATTGTCCTTGTCTTACTTCTGCTAATGTTATTGCTGGCATATTTTACCTCCTAAAATTTTTAATTAATACCTTTATAAAATGCACTTAAAGCACTACCTAATGTTACTTTAGATTCAGCAGGGTTTCCACTACCATTTGGATTAGCTGGTGTTGTTCCTGCTGGTGCTGGTGGTGTTTTTTCTTCAGCTTTAAATAGATAATCACTTGTCTTTTTAAGTTCTTCTATTTGCTCAGTTAAACCTATAACTTTGTCATTATCCATTTTTATATTTTCCATTTTTAACAATGCTTTTACAGCTAAATTATTTCTAGCTCCTGCAGTTGTTAAAGCAAGTTCTAAAGCATTATCAAGCTTAATTTTAGCTAATGTCTCTTGATATTCTTTCTCACTAGCTTGATTTTTTTCTTGTAATTCAGTAATTTGTTTTTTTAATTCTTCATTACTTGAATTGTTCTTTTGTAACTCAGATAATTGTTTATCTCTTTCAGTCAAATCTGCTTTTAACTTATTCTTTTCTTCTACAACTTCATTAAATCTACTTTGTTGGATCATATTTCCATATTTTTCCATTAACTTTGTTGCTTGTTCTTCTGTTAGTCCTAACTTAATTAATTCATCTTTATTCATTTATTTGCTCCTTTCATTTTTAACGTTGCATGTCAACAATTTAGCTCTTGTTCTTTATCGTGTACAATACCAAAAACACGAATTATCTTTTATAATTTTAAAATTATTTGAAGATAATCACTCTCCTTTGCAATAAAAAAGCACCTAGAATTAACTAAGTGCTTTAAAATTTAATTATTTTATTTCTGATAACTCTTGCTCTTTATCCATTAAATCAATCATTGCCTTTAATCCAGCTTTGTCAGCTTTTGTTAAAGTAAAATCATAAACATTTTCTCTGCCTTTTAATCTTATTTTCACATTATCAGAGTTTGCCATAGATCTAACAATTCCTTTGTTTGTATTATCTAGAAAAACATCATATGTTTCATAAACATATCCATAACCAACATCTGTTTTTTGCTCTAACTTAGGAAAATCTATTGTATATTTCCCTGAATCTGTTATAACAATCATATTATCAAAAAATATCCAATCTTTACCTGTATAACTAACAACTAATCTATAAAACATTGGTTTTGTATAAGTCTTTCCTTGAAAGCCACCATAAACAGAAATATTGTTCTCTACTCTTTTGTTAGTTACCCAAGTCACATCTTGAAATTCATCATATTTTTGAGAAAGATTATTTAGAACACTAAAGATTTCTTTTTTTACTTCCATTCTTTTTTCTTCTATTATTTTTTCTTTTTCTAATCTTTTAGCTTCTTCTT